AAATGTATCCAAATCCCAAACTAAAAACCCATGCTTCTCTAACGATTCTCCGAAGTTCTGCTGAACTAATGATCCTGCATAGACTATCTTACATCCGGTTGGAGATGTTAGTTCCTGGCGTTTGTGAATATCTCCTAACAGTGCTAAATCGTACCCATCAAATATATCAGTTGTGAAATGCCTACTACTTACGGTATATCCAATATCCGTTGTTGAATTATCAATCGGGCCGTGAAATAATGCAATCTTTTTGTTTCCAAACAGAGTATCCGCTTTCGGCCAGTTTTCTTTTTTATCAAGAATACTAAATACTCCAAAATCAACTCCACCAATTGAATATACCTGTGTATCTCTTAAATATGTAAAGTTTGGTAGATTTAGAGCATCTACAATTGGAGTAAGAACATCCAATCTATCAGAGTTATTCATATTACAATCGTGATTACCCGTAATAAGGATAGTTTCACAATGCTTAGAACATTCAGTAAATAACCAACTAATCTCTCTAACTAATTCAGGAGATAATTCTAATTTAGCGTGTGCAATATCACCTGCTAAATAGATAAGTGAATCATCCGTTCCTCTTTTACGGATTTCTTCAAACATTTTTTCAAATACAATTCGGTATTCCGTATGCCTTTTTACATTTCTAATGTGAATATCGGCAATATGAAATATCTTTTTTAATTTATTCATAAATTATTTATTTTATTTAATAGCAACTCATCCGAAGTAAATTGAGTTGATTTATTTAATTCTTCATAAAATTTAGTATATCCAATTTCAGATGCATCTTTATCTTTTAATTGCATAAGTTTAACATTTATTCCTTGCTTTCTAAAATATTCAGAAGCCCGCAATGCCTCATTCATCGCATCACTATCCAATGATATTACAATATTTTTAACTCCATTCATAAATATTTTCTCAACCAACTGTTTAGATGGAAATTTACCTAATAACGGTACAGCATTTCTTTTAATTGCAATTGCGTCAAATATACCTTCGCATAATATTAATTCTTCATCCCAATTTATTTGAGATTCTAAACATATTATATTTTTAGATATTGGTGGATTTTTATATTTCATTTTCTCTTCCGGATAATATGAACGAGATATGAAATAATTTAACTGATTAGCTATATCATAAGACGGAATTATTATTCTTTTACTGTATAACCCTTCTTTACAATATCCTATATTATATTTAATAATCTCTTTATGGGTAATTCCCCGTTGAGTTAGATAATGAATGGCGTGTTTATATTCAGGATTAAATCCTTTAGATTCTGCATTAAGTGATATAAATTCTTTTGGTAAAGAAATAAATACTTTGGTATCACTGGCTTCCTGTTGTGGGGTATAGTTTGTATCACCGTATATATCTCTAATAATAGAAATCGTTTTACGATCTACATCTAACTTTTTTAATAATGAGGTTAGTTTTTTACCGCCGGAATTGCAGTTCCAACAATGCCACTTTTGGCTTTCTGTATTGACTTGTAGTTTTTGTTTATGATGATTGCAAAATGGACAGTAAAATGCTAACTCATTACCTCTTAAAATAGAATAACTACCTAATGTATTTGATAACGTTACTACTACTCGATTTCTGTCATTTGTACTTATCACGTATCAAATATACACATAATATTTCACATTTCCAAATAATGTATTATTCAAACCAACTATCCGGTATAAACTTATCAGAATAGTTGTAGTTGTGTTTAATACACCAATCGGCATATGATGTTTTTGAAGTTTTAGTGATTTTATTTTTAGAATTACTGAATACAAATCGTATATCTAATTCAGGATGTTGTTCTTTAATTAGTAAATGCTTCTTTCTATCCGCTGCAACAAACCTTCCTTTGGTTTCTATTATAATACCGTTTGGTAATCTAAAATCCGGAGTGTAAGTGTGATTGGATGCTGGTATTACGTATCCTATTTTTTCTGATTCGTATTTTACTGTAACCCCTTTACTTTCAATTTGAGTTGATATATTTTCTTCAAGTCCAGACTTAAACCCATATTTTCTCGCAACCCATTTAGAGTTGTTTAATTTTATAACCCGCTTAGCCATTACTTAACGTTTTATAGTATCGGAATATTTTACATTACTTAATTCACCGCCTCTGCCAGTTTTGAATTTGGTAGCAGTTAATATCTGCTCATCTACTTTTTTTAAATCATTAGTAGTGTATGGTGTTTTTAATGCATCGGATGCATCTTTACTGATTTTATCAGTTCCCAATTCTTTTTGAGATGATTTGTATAAATCTAATATTTTTGACATAATTATTATTGTTTAGTATAAATATAAGTTATGTATCAAAACGTACAATAAAGTTTATAGGAAAATCTTGTTGTGTTTTAATAGGTTGTGGTAATTTTGCTACTGCAACTAAATCGCAATTATCATCGTATAATCCTATGGTGGTAATAAATGGTGATAAGAATGAACCGGTTGTATCAATTGAACCACTAACATCAATGTGTTCAAACCCAGCGTATAGATTAGATTGTACCGATGATGTATATCTATAATCAATAATACTTCCATTTTCTAATATTGATTGTTTTCTAATATATTTTACACCAGGATTTGTAGTAATGTGTTTAATAGTGCCATCGGTATCAATTGATGTACTTCGTTCTTCTCCTACCGTAACAATAGCTGATGGGTTTTGTGAAATATTAAATTCATCTGGATCGGTTATTAACAAATATTCGTTTTCGTAGATTGTTTGAGTTGATTTAAAATTTAAATCCCAATTGTTTTGTAATTTTGTTGCCGAATATCTTGTTAATACTATCAATCCCTGATTATAAAATATATTACCAATTTTAATACCTTGTGATTCTTTTGGTAAAAATGGAATATTTTCTGCTATTGCTATACCCGATTCGATATCCAAACTAACCAATTGTATAGTAGATTGTGAAACCCCATTGTAGATTAAATCCAACGTCCCAGATTGCATATTAAATGCTCCGATATATGTATCTAATGATGCGCTATAAACATATTCTGATAAATCCGTAAAATTAAATATTCGATTTTCTACATCAATTCTCGAAATATTAATTTGGTCTCTAGAATCAAATAAATTACCATTTCCATCATCAGTAAATAATGTATTATTGTCATATAATGTTAATGATTGTTTCTTAATACCCTCACCTATGTATTTTTGTGGAATTGATATAACTTTAGCAGATCCACTTAAAAATCTATCTTTAGTATTACTTTCTACATTATACCCAATCGATATATCTCCAAATCTTAAAAATGGATTATTTTCATTTCCATTATAAAACATCGAACGTAACTGCCCATATAGTGCATTTGTATCATAGGATGAGCCTGATAATATACCACCACTGATTTCATTTGTTAAAACATTTGTATAATCACCCGCAATAGCCTCTAATACCGATACTTCCGGTGAAGTATTATCAAATTCCCATTCTTTATATGCCTTAAAAGGTCTTATACTAATATCCGATTTTGGTATTCTTTTTAACATAGTATATATAAATATCTCATAAACTAAAAACCCACCAAAAAGGTGGGTTAATTAGGCGTTGGTTATTCATTATTAAAAATCAAGTTTTACTTTAATTGCAACTTCTTTGTCAAATGATTTTTCTATTGGTTTAGAAATTTTAGCAACTGCTAGTAATTCATTACCATCATCGTATAATCCTACCGTTGTAATATATACTTTTGGATTTGTTTCAAATGTTACATTTTTAAATTGACCAGTTGAACCACTTACGAATGTTGGGTTATTTGAAAAATTAAATTCTCTATTATTTGCTCTTACAAAATAATGAGATGTTGAAACATTTTCAGTTCTTCTCATTTGAAAATCAGCTCCCCTACTAATTGCTTTAAACAAAGCCACTGAACCTGAATTTATTGAGTAAGTTGAACCACTTAATGAATTGTTATGGTAAACATCTTCTTGTGAACCATTAGCTGCTCTCAAATCACCACCAACTGATGCTGATAATGCGTTTGGATTTAAAAGGATAATTCCCATATCTGGATAAAATAATCCAAATCCCTGACCGTTTGAGGCAGTTGGTGAATTAATAGTTCCTTCATTGGCTGTTCCAATATTTAATGCACCACTTACAACATTGAATATTCTACCACTTGCACCAACTGTTTCTGTTTGTCCAGAGTCATCTATTAATGTAATAGTACCCAACGAACCAGATAATGTTAATTGAAAGTTACCAGGATCAAGTTGTTCTTTATATCTCGCTCTATCAATCGCTAAAGCATAAAATGATGTTAAGTCATAACCACCTTCAACTGTACCATTGTATACACTAAAATTGGCATCAGATGAATCTAGTAATATATTTTTAAATTGATTATATACTGCTAACGACTGTCGGTATGTATCATCGGATTGAGTATACGTTGGTGAACCGGATCCGGCACTATCACCATACGCAATTGAAAACTCTTTATTTTCTATACCAGCATCACTATATACATCTATGTAGTATTTACCACTTACATCACCAATTTGTGCAGATGATGTAACAAAGGTTGCCAATGATCCTGTATCACCACTCCATATACCAGAAGTTACAACCTCTGTGCGGTTTGTTACTTTATCAATTGAACCAAACTTTTTATAAATACCATTTGTAATAGTAGTTATATCTGAACTAAGTTGTTCTCCCTCACCTAAAAATTGGTTCAAAATACCAACAAGTTCTGTTGTATTGATTGGTGTTCCTGCAGTGTTTGCAGCACTTGCTAAATAACTTGATAAGTTACTTGCTAAAAGTTGTCCTCTATTATCTCTAATTATTGCCATTTTCTATCTTATTGAACGTATGTTACGGTTACTGGAATTGTTTGTGAACCACCTGTTTCGTTACCATAAACAGTTATTGTTGTTCTGATAGTTGAAGTTAAAGATGGGTTTGGTATAAATTTAAAGGTCAATCCTTTTGCAATTGCAGCTGTTGCAGATACATCATCTCCAATGAATATCGGAACTGAACCTACATCAGATGTTACACCTTCTCCAATTATATCACCTGCGTTTTTATTAGATAATACAATTGTGTATCCTAATCTCCTATTTCCGGCAGGTGATGTGGTTGGTGATAATGCAACTTCACCACTTTTTTGATTTACGGCTACATTTGGTATACCAAATTCCACAACAGGGATTCTTGTTGTATTTTTTGGTAAAGTTACCAATTTATATTTCATTACCTGCGTTTCATCAGGTGATGCTTCTAATATTGGCATGTTTTTAATCGCTGCATCATAGTATGCTGATCCAAGCGGATGAGAGGGTTCATATAAAGAATAATCAATCTCATCATCTGCTAAAGCAAATTGAGTGATGTTTAATCCTTGTCCAGCTGCTAATTTTTCTCTACCTTTTTTGGTAAGAATAGCATCAACTGTTAATTCGGTGTTACTTAAATATCCCATAGTATTTTATTTCGTTTGTTAATAAATATAATTATTTTAAAAATTCGTTATTCTACTTCCAAAATTGGTTCACTAGCATCTCTACCTGCTTTATTTACTTTTAATGTATTTGGATTTGTTGCAAATACTTCAACCGGAGATGAGCCATCCAATGTAGTTGCACTCGTATTCTTCGTACCGTAGTAAAAACTATTTTGTAATCCTCTCGTCAAATCACTAGTATTTCTATAATGTGATTTTAAATATCCATTTATAGGAACTACTTCGACAATTTTACCACCAACGGGTGGTATGACAGAGCCACTAAACGGTTGAATTGTTAATTTTGTTTCATAATATGTTTGAATTCCTAATTCTGTATATGATCCAGATGCACTACCAGTTAAATATGTAAATTCTCTAGTATTCTCCTCTTTTATTAAAGATACTCTAACTCTTTCTTTTTTACGATTACCTCTCGCATCATAGTATGTGCGTATTGCCGAACCATTTTGTCCATAAATACCAAATCCTAAAACTTCATAATCGTTTTGTCCAACTATTGTATTAGAATTTATTAAATCAATTTCACTTATTATAGTTGAATTATTTAAATTAGTGTTAATTAACGCATCGTTAAGGGTACTATATTCGGATGTGATGCGTGTAGTATCACTTGCAGTTATTTCCGAATTATATTGATAACTATTTGCAATTAGTTTTTCAACTGCAGGATTAGTTATAGTAGTCTCATACTGATTATTTTCGCCACTTAAATCATATACGGTATTTGTATAAATTTGAGTTTCAATTTTGTCCGTTTCACCGGATAAATTAGTTTCTTTACTAATAGTTGCATCCCATTGAGAATATTCACCAGATGGTTTCTTATGTTGAACTTTACTTCTTTCTAAAAAATGTGGCTCTATTAGTAAACCAGTAGTTGCTTTAACTCTCGCTGGTAACATTTGTTTAATATCCTCAAACATAGATTTCTCATATAGTTTGATTAAATTAATATATTGATAAATATCCCTACCATCAAATCTTTCAAAGTAATACTTTCTTAAATCATCTAATGTGGTATATTTTTCTTTATATAAATCAGATGGATTACCTATGTAATTATCTAAATTAAACCCACCTAACGATTTTGCAATATCTAAATTTAATTCTTTTGTAGGTGAGAAAAATAATCCAACCCGATTAGAATCCGGTGGTGATTGATCAAATGCCTTTTTAGTTGCTCTACTTTTATAAGATAAATCAACACCACCACTTACATCGTTTCCACTAAAATCAGTTTGAGATTCAAATCTAACTTTATTTGTAGAAAATCTAGATGAACCTATGTTCGGTATTTCAAGTGTAACACTTCTATCAATTGCTTCAAATTGGTATGGATATGATGGAGATGATGTAAATCCAATTACAGATGCACTGATTGGTGCGTTTATGGTTGATGTTACATTTACAATACTTCCAGTTTCTTCAAATTGATTTCTTACAAAACCTTTAGGATAAAAAATATTATTTGCAACATTTATAAAAGAAGATGTACCATTTGTACCATATAAATTTTTAGGATATTCAAAATCCAAACGGAAATATAAATCGGAAGTTGATGATGAATAATTATTACCATTAATCATTTCCGGGTACGATACGTGCTCAAAAAATCTATCTTTATCTAATGGAGTAGACCATAAACGGAATTCATCTAATGAACCTGTGTAATTATTACCAATACGTATAGTAGAACCACTATCCCAATTTGATTGAGTTAGTTTTAATGTACCACTATATTCAAAGATAGTTCTTTCTTTTTGAAATTGTTTTAAGTTCAAAGACATGGTTGCATCTGCCCCACTACCAACTGTTCTACTAACCTCTATACCAAAAAATCTATTATTAAATATTGGCAATAAATTAGATGTAATAGTTTGTATATTAGTTGATTCTGAAATGGATAATTTAACTGTACCATATTTACTATCAATAGAACCACTTAATGCTACGTTCCATCCACTTCCTGATATTAGTTGATACCCACCTGCGTAATTAGGTTTTACAAATAATTCAATCGTATCAGGCTTTCTATTAGTATCTGTGTTTTTCCATTCTAATTCGATTGATGAACCACTATTCATATTTAATACAGTGGTCACTACATCGGTTATTAGTTTACCTTTACTTTCATCGTTAATTTCAGGACCACCAAACTCTAATATAGATAGGTTAGATGATGGTATTCCGTAACAACTTA